ATCACGGCAAGCAGGATTGAAAGTCTGGATGTGTCCTTGGATGTCACTACAACATGTTGGAACTTATATCTTTAAAGGTTCACTTGGCCATATTGGCAACCTTGGTTTATCAGCTACTGCCGATAAGTCGAGTTCAAAGACTTCTTATAAGAATAAGAAAAAAAAGTAAAATAAGTGTTGACAAAAGCAGCAAATGATGTTATTATTAATAAATAAACCAATAGGAGTTTTATACAATGAAATTTAGTGAACGTACTCTTACGATTCTGAAAAGTTTTTCCGCGATTAACAAGTCTATCTTACTTAAAGAAGGCAATGTTCTTAAAACTGTAACACCAGAAAAAACCCTCGTTGCAACAGCAACAATCCCAGATACGATCCCATCACAAGCATGTGTATATGATCTATCTCGGTTCTTATCTATTCTGAGTCTATATCAAGACCCAGATGTAGACTTTCATGATAAGTATTTCATGATCACCGCGGGCAAACAACGTACCAAATATGTTTATGCCGACATCTCAATGATTCATGCAGCCCCTGAAAAAGATATTTCTTTGCCAACTGCTGACGTTATTGTAGATGTGTCGTGGGAAGATCTTCAGTCTGTTATTAAAGCAGCTGGTGTTCTTCAATTTAGCGAAGTTGCTTTCGTAGGTGAAGGTGGTAAGATTTACCTAAAAGCTATTGATGGCAGCAACGATAATTCAGATGACTACGGTATCGAAGTTGGTACTACAGAAGATGAATTTAAGATTATCATTAAGACAGATAATCTAAAGCTTTTACCTCAGAACTACAAAGTTACTCTTTGCGCGAAGGGTATCTCTGAATTTAAAAGCGAAGGCGTCACGTATTTCGTGGCAATTGATACTAAGTCGACTTATAAAAAAGGAAATGAATAATGGCTAATCAACAAAACCCAAACGCTCAGGGTCAAGAGCAGCAAGAGCAAGAACCAGTACAAATTTCGCTGCAAGATATTGCAACAGTTGTACAACTTGTAGATGTAGTGTCTCGTAGAGGCGGCATCGAAGGCAATGAAATGGCAGGTGTAGGCATGCTACGTAATAAGCTTGAGATGTTCTTGCGTCAAAATACACCTGAAGGCGAAGGCGCTGAAGGTCAAATGCCAAATGCAGAAATGCAGGCTAATGTACCGGTAGACGCACCACTGGCTGATAAAGTACAGTAATAGTGTTATTAACGACCGCGGGCTCTCGTTACAAAACAAACCCGCACTTATTTTTATATTATGAAATGGTGATTATATGTCTATTGAATCAAAAGCAAATGAAGTGTTGTGGGTTGAGAAGTATCGCCCGCAAGTAATTGAAGACACCATCCTCCCTGAAAAAACTAAAGCAGCTTTCAAAAAGTTTGTTGAAGATAAAAACATTCCCAACTTGCTACTTACCGGTGGCCCAGGTGTAGGTAAAACCACAATCGCAAAAGCTATGCTCGAAGAGTTAGGCTGCGATTATATTGTTAAGAATGGTTCCCTTAATGTTAATATCGATACTCTTCGATATGAAATCTCTACATACGCATCCTCTATGTCCTTGTCTGGTGGTCGTAAGTATGTAATCTTTGATGAAGCAGATTATCTAAATGCTACATCAGTCCAACCCGCATTACGCAATTTTATCGAAGAATATTCTTCTAACTGTGGGTTTATCTTTACATGTAACTTTAAAAATCGTATCATTGAACCACTTAGGTCTCGGCTATCTGAAGTAGATTTTACTATCGAAACTTCACAACGTCCTAAGATGGCTATGCAATTCTTTAAACGTGTGTGTAATGTTCTTGATAATGAAAGCGTTCCATACGAAAAGCCAGTTCTTGCTAAAGTAATTGAACGACACTTTCCCGATTTTCGCCGTGTTCTTACTGAGCTTCAAACTTATTCTGCGTCTGGTAATATTGACGAAGGTATTTTTGTTAACCTTAAGCAAGAGTCTATGGATGAAATGTTTAAACTTCTTAAAGCAAAAAACTTTACAGGCATGCGCAAATGGGTTGCTTCTAATTCAGATCAAGACATGAATGAAATGTTCCGTCGTATCTATGACATGTCAACTGATAAAGTTGAACTTAGGTCAATGCCAGGCTTCGTAGTTACTCTTGCTGATTATATGTATAAAGCAAACTTTGTAGCAGATCTTGAAGTTAATATGGTTGCATTCTTAACAGAAGTAATGCTTGAATCTGAGTACAAATGATGATGACTATAATTGAATTTCTTATACTGATACCGATTATGTACTGCGGATGGAAAGTTTTATGGATCTCTACAATAATGATAGATGAACGTAAAGCTCGATACCGCGCAGGCACCCACGACTATTATGATAATCCTATCAAGGATAAAGAATAATGGGCTGGTGGAATAAGATGGTTAGATCATCAAAAGACAAGCCTGTTAATTGTTTTAATTGCGATGCAAAAGTAAAAGCAAGCGAAGCATTCAACGTAAAGTTTAATACAGCTGACGGGTTACATACTATCAAAGCATGCCCAGCATGTGCAGATGATGTTAACGATGTGCTCAAAGCAATTGAGGAAGCAAGAAATGACAATGCCTAATGAAAGAAGGAATGCTGTTAACTACACTCGTCAATTCTTAGTAGACTTGATGGATCCCAAGAAAACACCTCGAGTACCGTCAGCTGTACGCAAAGAAGCTTATCGATGTATTAAACATTATCCAGGCGATTATCATATGGATAAAGCTGCTGAGCAAGCACCAAGCGTTTTTGGCAATTGGGATGGAGAATTTAACAATGGCTAAAGATTATAACCCGTTTGATTTTATGAATGCAGCATCTTTTACAAAAGAAGATCTCATTAAAAATCATGATAATCCAGATATGATTGAAAAGCAATATGCCGCGTATGTAGTTAATCGCGGTTTTACTAACTTTGAAGATACTATTCTTCATGCAAATGAAATGAATATGCGACACCATCTGTTTGAAGGTGCTCAGTTTGATTACTACAGAGGTGCACTACGTAAACGTAAACGCTTCTCTAAATGGCCCAAGGCTGATAAAAGTGTTGACCTTGACGCAATCCAGCAAGTATATTCATGTAACCGTACAGTAGCAAAACTTTATTTGAAAGCGTTATCACAAGAAGATATGAAAACTGTTAAGAACAAGCTTATAGTAGGCGGAAGTTCTAAATAGAATAAATATAAATGATGCACAATGGTGAGCATCGTGATAACAAAAATAATAATTAATAATAAGGTGCTGTACGTTATGGATATAGAAGACATTTTCAAAGGTGTCGGTATAGAAGTCTCACTTCCTTCCCCAGATAGTTTTTTAAAAGTTAAGGAAACTTTAACAAGGATTGGTATTTCTTCTCGCAAGGAGAAGAAGTTGTATCAAACATGCCATATCCTACATAAACAGGGAAGATACGCAATTCTACATTTTAAGGAATTGTTTATACTCGACGGAAAAAAGAATACTTTCACAGAAGAAGATAAAGCAAGACGTAATACGATTGTTAAACTTCTGGCAGAATGGGAACTATGTTCTATGGTGCATGAAAATGCAACAGGTGAACTAGCTGCTCCATTAAATCAAATTAAAATCTTATCTCACAAAGAGAAATCAAACTGGACATTAGAAGCTAAATACAATATTGGGAAAAAATAAATTATGAATGTATATAAAGTGAATGATCGGGCATCAGTGCCTGAATACGCAACGGCAGGTTCTGCTTGTTTCGATATTAAAGCATGTATTAAAAATGGACAGCGTTTACGCTCATTCAACGCCTTCAATAAGGAAATGAGTATTCCCGTTAAAGGTGTTGGTGGCAATCCAGATGCATTTCAATTACCGCCAGGAATTAGAGTATTAGTACCGACAGGTTTAATCTTTGATATTCCAGAAAAGCATGTAATGAAAATGTATATTCGTTCTAGTCAAGCTCTGAAAAAAGGGTTGACAATGGCGAACGGAGTTGGTATAATAGATTCAGACTATGTTGAAGAATCTTATATGATGCTAGAAAACGTTTCAGATAGCATGGCTCTTATTACGCATGATGAACGAATTGCGCAATGCCTAATCGAAAAAACTCTTCGTATCAAGATTACAGAAACAGAAGAAAGACCTGGACAAAAGACTGACCGAGACGGTGGCTTTGGTTCAACAGATGAATAAAGGTTATTACAAAAAGTAATAACTTTTTTACGAGATATACATTATTTGTATATAAATAAACGTGTAGGGATGCCGAAATTCGGGTCTCTACATTTTTTAACGGTCGGTTAATAACGGCTAACAATAATCTTGCTTAATTTAAAAGGAGATATCAAGATGACAAACGCACAAAGAATTACAGCAGACTTGCTTAATGATCCATTTTTTATTGGATTCGACAGAGTTCTACACAAAATGCAGAACTCAACACCAGGTCAAACGAATTACCCTCCATATAACATTGTAAAACTTGACGAAGACAGATACACGATTGAACTCGCTGTAGCTGGATTTGAAGAAGATGAGATTGATGTATCGATCAAAGAAGGAGTTCTCGAAGTTATAGCTGAAAAGATTACACATAGAGATGAGGGAGAATACTTACACAAAGGTATTTCTGCCCGAGCCTTCAGAAGAGCTTTCACACTCTCAGACACTATAATTGTTAATGGAGCAGATCTAGTAAATGGTATTTTATCCATCGAACTAGAGAACGTAATCCCTGAAGAGAAGAAACCACGGAAAATTAATATCGGTAAACAAAGCGCGTCTGGTAAAAAGACACTCTTAACTGAATAATTTATAACGCCCTCAGGAGGGGCAGCTAATGAAAAAAGCTATTTCTTGGTTTAAGGAATGCGACGGCCAGTTTTGTGATATGGTAGCACAGGTTCTACTAACTGGAACTGCCTTAGCAGTAATGGTTCATTGTATTAATTTAATTACATAGACGTTACGAAGGCGGAGATTACTTATAGTTTTCTCCGCTTTTTTATGCATAATTACTAGTCATTCCATATGGTAGAAGAGATCCACCATTCATACTGTTACCGCTTTTAAACGTTATTTGTTTAACTTCGCTGCCACCTTGCATAATGTAAGTAGGTGCTACTACAGGAGCAACACTT